GAGGACCCCGGTGTAGGGTTCCTCAATCACAGTCGCGATTTTCGGTCGTCCGTCCACCGCCTCGAAGTCATTCCACGTGCTTGGGTCGTTGCTTTTGGCTGCACTGCCGTTGCACTGCAATGGCACCTTGGTGCCTTTGCGGTCATCCCACAGCATCCACCGCTGCAAGGCTTTCAGTTCATCGGGCACACGTCCATATTCCATGACTTAACACTCCAAACAAAAACCCACCAGCCTCGGGTAGCAGCCGAGACTGGTGGGCGAAACCGGCAACGCTGCCGGGCATGTCTGATTGGTGACGGTCTGCTACACCGCCACGCGCATCTTACCACGCGCATCCATGCGAGTCGATCACTATTCCTCAATCAATCGCGATGCAATCTGTGGAAGAAATTCCAGCACAGAAACAGCCAATATGCTGCTGTGGTCAGGATGATCGGAAACCACCTGCAGCACTGGACGCAGCCACCTCTCCAGCTTTTTGATTGCTGACTGTTGCCCGGTTGTGTGGTGTTGCTGCAGCCACGACTGCAACCGATCGCGCTCCTGCGTCAGCGTCAAGACCTGCTGCCGCAACTGCTCCATCGTCTCCGGCTCGCTGTCGCTCGGCTGCTGTGGCTCGATGCGTCGACGGTAGGTGTGCATCCCGTCAGCAGCAAGCGCGGCCCCAGCGTTTGTCGTAGCCGTCCACGCCAGATCTGAATCGCGGAACATATCGCCTTTTCGCAGCAACTCGCCTACCTCCACCCATCGCCACCCCCGCCCGCTCGGGTCGTCTGTCTGCTGTTCGTTGTTCACTGCTCATCCTCCTTCTGAATCTGTGCCTTCGCCGCCTTCGCCGCCTTTTCCCTCGCTCGTCTGGCACAATATGCCGCCACGGCCTCATAGCCCCGCAGCGGTTCCGCTTCCTCCTCTCTTCGCGACTTCTGCTCCAACTCGAAATTCCGCGCTTGCAGTTCGCGAATCTGTGCCCTCAATCGCTCTTCTCTGAGACTCACTTGCCGTCCTCCCTCTGAATCTGTGGTTCTGCTGCTGCCATGTTTTTCGCTGCCGTCCACAAGCCATCATCCGACAGATCACCGCCCCATTCCGCGCTCAGGATCGCCAACGCAAACTGCCGTGTCAGTTTCTGCAAATCCTCCTGCTCTGGCGTAATGCTCACGTCCGACCACTCGCCGCAGAAATTTTCGTCGTCTGTGTATGGGTGTTCTCCATCAAGGTTGATGGGAGGATGTCGCTTGCATGTACCATTACCTTTTTCCGGCAACTGATCGTACCACTTGCAATTCCTGCATACTCGTTCGTTCATCGTCTCACCCTCCAAAAAAATCAAAACGGACAATCTTCACCGAACTCATTCACCGCCGTTGTCAGTTCTCGAATCATCGTCGGCTTCTCCTCTGTGAATTCAGCCTGCACAATTTTGTCCCACTTGCCTTCTTTCTGTACAAGCATTCGTGACGGCTTTCTGCAAGCTCCGTGATTGAGTGCCGTGATAGCTTCGGCCACGGTCTCGGGACATTTCAACGCGCTGCGTGCAAACCACCAGCCAAAGGCTTTTTGTAGTGCGTATCCTTGATGCTCGAAACAAACCCATTCACGCACCACGATCCATCCGAGATTGCCCGCGGGCATGGTGTCGTCGCTGACATAGTACGACACGCACAGCGTAGGCGGTTTGCCCGGTGTGGTTTTCTTTGCGTGTAGATGCCAGTGGACCTCCTCCACGTCGTACCATTTTGGATGCGGTGCGTCAATGATTGCTGACGTAGTATCAATGGTGCTGCTGTGTCGTGGTCCATTGTCCATTTCTGCAGCAAACACATGACCACACTCAGGGCAGTCTGTAGCAGCAATGTCAACGTCCGCTCTGCATTTCGGGCAGGACTTCAAAAATCCTTCAAAACACTTCGCACACCGTCGTGCTCGTCGTCGATTGTCAAACCCGCACTTTTCACACTTTCGCAGCACCTCGGCTGTGCCGTCTTTTTCTCGCGGTTTTTCAATCCCGTAATCGTCCGCATCGAGTGCCCCGTGCCTCTGCAGGTTGCCGCCAAAGTCCAGAATCAGGCAGTCTGTTTTGCCCTGCGAAATCCGAAGGCCACGGCCAACAATCTGCGCGAACAAACCGGGGGACATGGTAGCCCTCAGGACGGCCACCGCGTCAATGCCTGGCGCGTCAAATCCCGTCGTCAGCACGTCCACATTGACGCACCACCGCAGGCTGCCGTTTCTGAAGTCGCTCAACACCCGCTGACGTTCGATTGCGTGAGTCTCGCCTGTGACCAATCCGACCTCCTGCCCGGTCAGATCGCGGAGTGCTGCCGCCACCTGTTCCGCATGGCTCACACCCGCACAAAACACCAGAATGGACTTCCTGTTTTCACAGGCAATCGTCAATTCACAAACGGCTGCGTGAATGATTGTGTCCGTGGTAAACGCGGCTTCCATCTCAGCCGCCACAAACTCACCACCGCGTACCTTCACGCCTTTCAAATCCGCTTGGCTGTCTGCCGGATTGTTCGTCAACTTGCTGAGAAATCCGCCCTCAATCAACGCTCCGGTTTTCGCTTCGTAGCACACGCCAGAAAACAGCTTGCCGTCACCCGCCAAACTGCCCTCACCCGTGCGGTATGGTGTCGCGGTCAACCCGACGCAAAACAGCCTCCGGTTGTGCTGCTGAAGTCCGTCGAGGAATTGCCGATACATGCTCCCGCCGTCATCGCTGATCAGGTGTGCCTCATCAATCACCACCAGACCACGTTTGCCGAACTCCGCCGCGTCACGATAGACGCTCTGAATCCCCGCACAAATCACCGTGCTGTCAATGTCCCGCTCATTCAGTCCGGCAGAATTGATCCCGACGCGCAGCCCCGTCAACCGCTGGATCTTGTCCGCGTTTTGCTGGAGCAACTCTTTGCGGTGTGCGACTACCAGCACGCGCTGCCCCCATTCGACTGCCTGCCGGATCAGCAACGCAATCACGATGCTTTTGCCTGCCCCTGTCGGCAACACGATCAGCGGATTTCCTCGCCCGTCTGAAATGAATTGCCATGCGGCCTGATTCGCTTCGCTCTGATACCAACGTGCTTCCACAACCACCCCTCCCGCAAAACACCCGGCAGCGTTGACCGCTGCCGGGTCTTGTAACCCCTCAACACAGGACCATCAGCCGAACGGATTCGCCGGACCTGCAGACGGTACCGCGTAGGATGTCTGCGTCATCGGCTGACCGCTCGACCGTTTCGGGCTGTAGCCCTTGACCTCGTTCGTCGGCTTGCCGTTGTACTCGCCCTGTGCCACTGTGACCGTCAGCAGCCGATTGCGGAAATGCTGGCCAGCCCAACGGCGTCCATGATTGCCTTCAGCCTCTGCTTGGCAATGTTCGCCACGTCCGGTTTTGCGTGCCGAATGTTGAGACGGTCCCACAACTTCGCCCCGCTGAACTGCGGATGTCCCTGCACCTGCAGGACCAGTTCGAGCATTGCGGCCCCGCCAGACTTCGGCACCTTCATGCCGCTTTCGACAATCACCGCAGGATATTCGCCCGCTGGAAGTGCCTGGCGGATGGATTCCGCCTGCACGTTGTTCATGTCCAGATCACTGAGATTCGCCATCGTAATCACCCTTTAACTTCTGCTGAAACACCTGTAATGTGCTGAGCATACGCCGCCCAACTGAACTCAATTTCCCCCGGCATGTTCAACCGGTTTTTCGCCAGTGCTGCCGGCGTCTCGACACACCGCAAATAACGCTCTGACTCGCCGCTCGCGATGGTCCGCTTTTTGTCAAAGCCCTGATCCTCCTTGCGGGTGTAGACTCGGTAGCTCGCAAACAGGACCTCATCGCACCACTCTTGCAACGTCGCCGATGCCTGCTCGTGAAGTGCGGGCTGGTAGCGGTCGTAGGAATCCAGTAACGGGTCCTGGTGCTTCTTGATCTCGGAGTGTGCCAGCAGAATGATTGTCATTCCGTGTTCAATCCGCAACCAGTCCAGACCTCTGATCATCTTCGCCCAGTAGGCGTTTGCCTGCTTGTATCCGTTGCCATATCCGATGTCGGCAATGCTGTTTTTGCCAGCCTGCTTCGCGACTTCTTTGTGAATCAACGTTTCAAGCCAATCCACGGTATCAATCGCCACCGTTCGGAAGTCGTGCTTCTGCTGCGCCAACCATACGATCGCGTCTGAAAACTGATCCCATTCATTGATGCGTTCAGTCTTCGCACAATCAATGTCCGCCAGCCCGTCCTCCAAATTCAAAAACAGCACGTCCGGAGCCTGCGCGGCCCAACTGGATTTGCCAATCCCATGTGTGCCGTACAGCATCACACGTCTCGGCACCACCGTTTTGCCCCTCGTGATTTTCATTCGTCGTTACTCCCATTCTCACCCATCAAACCTGATTCGCCGACCGTCGGCCAATCAATCGGATCTGTACTCAATCGCTCACGGTAGTCCGGATGAATCCGCCGCGGAATACCCCAGGGCATTTCCCCAACAC